GCGGTTCGCTTGTCTCTACATACGTTCATTATTGCACATCCTTTCGTGTCGTTTCTTGTCACATGTGACAGTACCAAAGGTGATGTTAATTGCAAATCTTTTCTTCGTCCCTTAACGGAAAAAATTTAAGTTATTGATAAATAAGAATCCGTCCCTACGTCCCCTAAGTCCAACGAGGTTTTAAACCCTATAGAAATACATTAATGTCACTATACTATTGTCACCTACTATTGTCACTGTGTCAATATATACTATCTATATCTCTATATAACTAAACTAATAGGGACAAGAGGGACAAGAGGGATATATAGAGTGGAAGCCATTTTTTCTGTCCCCTAAGAAAATATTAGCAAAGGGACGGAATGGGACAAGAAAAAAGCCTTAATGGCTGGCGCTATGATTTTATTTTGACCGACATGAAAGATTGTCGTTGACAGATGATGATTCACAGCATATAACTACTCACACAAGCCAGGTGGTCGGGAACAACGAGATGAGGAGAGAGGGATATGGCGATATTGCAAGTTTATATACCAGACGAAGATAAACTGGAATTAGACAAAATCGCTGAACAAACGGGGCGCGAGGCAGAAGAATTGGCTAGTGCTGCTGTGTCCGAAGCTATTCTGGGATATTCCAAAAAGTAACAAGGGGTGAGGGATGATGAGTAAACGAGATAGAGAAATACTGCAAGCTTATGCCATGGGTTCTATGTCTGCGCCGCAAAAGCATTATCATACCGAAAATGTGACCATTACCGAGAAGCGCGCCCCTACCGATGAAAGCATTCGTCTGGCAAAAGATTACGAAGAGCGTATCTGGAAGGACGTAACGCGGGCAACTGTGGAGGACATTAAGGGCATAGATGCACAATTTGTTGCGGCTGAGCTTTTGTACCACGATATGAGCAAGCATATCATGTTTAAGATTAACGGTAGGCCTTGTCGTGTGCGTTATGAGCCGAGATTTAGCGGTGACAGCCATTCGGTCATGAGGGATATAGCAGAGAAAATAACCGCAGAAATATTAGGTCAAATTGGCGCGCTTGATGCTAAGCGCTTGTTTGCAACAACGTAACAAATGAACGGGCGGCCTAGCTGCGGGGGATGAGGGGATATGAAAACGCTTAAAGAGGCGCGTGAATTTGAAGCGATAATGCACCGAGTAGATTTGCTTGGTGGTCGCGCTACACCTGTGCACGTTTATTGTGAGGTGCGCTGGTATGCTGATATTGGCGGTATTCGGTATGAACTAACCCATGATTGGGAAATCCATGAAATGACGGATGAAGTGTTACGTAAGAAGCCAGCTAAGAAAAAAGCAAGGAGAGCCTAACCCCATGGAAAAGACAGAGGACACGGTGAGCGGTGGGGAGGTTAAAGATTGCCCAATTATTGGGTATATTAAAACAATATACGATGATTTGCGTTGGGCAGAGGCTAGGCCTAAAGCTTGGTGCGATATTATGAATAGTATGTTTGATAGAGAAGGCGCATGACCAATCCAGCACACAGTGAGGGAAAGATGAGTAAGGCTGGATCACAAATGCTAGCGAGACAAAGCGCATACTATGAGCAACAAGCCGAAGCGTTGGATAAATTTATAGGCACAGCTCAGCAAGCGAATAGGCTGATTGGCCAGATAATGATTGACGCCTTGACAACACCCAAGGAAAGTGAATAATAGGAGCATGATCAAACTCTACATCGCATTCCTCATGACTATGGCGTTTTGGGCTGTTGAGGCTCAGGCTTATTGCACTATGCAACAGGTTTGTGATTGGACAAAGGGTAAATGCTATCAAGTTCCGGTGTGTGACTGATGTTACCCGAAGATTACAGTGAACCTGCAGAGAATTCTAAAGACGTCCGCCTTGCCAATTTAAAGCCATTTGTAGCAGGACAATCAGGCAACCCTAAGGGTAGGCAGCTTGGCAGCAAGAATCGTTCTACAATCGTAAAAGAATGGCTTGAGCAATCAACTGATGGTGAGCAAAATATCGACCGTGTAATGCGCGCTCTTATAAACAAGGCAAGTGAAGGCGATGTTCCGGCTATCCGTGAGGCTCTGGATAGTGCATTCGGCAAGCTGACAGATAAGCAAGAGCATTCTGGCAACATGACTGTTAGCTGGCCTGTGCCTCAGTCAAAGTTAGATGAGTGATTACCAGCCTCGCCAGCAATTCATGCCATTGCACATGCGTGATAAACGCTGGGCTTGTGTCGTAGCCCATAGACGTGCTGGCAAGACTGTTGCTTGTATTAATGAGGCGTTAACCAGAGCGCTGGCTACTAAAAAGAAGGCCGCTCGTTATGCTTATATTGCACCCTATTACAAACAGGCCAAGACAATCGCTTGGGATTATCTTAAGCAGTACAGCCGAGAGATAGCGATAAAAGTTAACGAATCAGAGCTTTGGGTTGAGTTATTCAATGGCTCCAGAATCTACCTATTTGGCGCAGATAATCCAGACGCATTGCGCGGGATGTATCTTGATGGCGTGATACTTGATGAGTTTGCTGATATGAAGCCAAGCATTTGGGGAGCAGTAATTCGTCCCCTTCTTACTGATCGTAAGGGCTGGGCTATCTTCATTGGTACGCCAAAGGGTCACAACGCCTTTTACGATATTTACCGGGAATCAGAATCCAGTGATGAGTGGTTCTCGATGATGCTTAGGGCAAGTAGTTCTGGGTTATTGGATACAAAAGAATTAGATGATGCACGCAAGACGATGAGCGATGATCAATACGAGCAGGAGTTTGAGTGCTCATTCACGGCTGCTATTGTCGGTTCGTATTATGGCAAGCTCATCAATCAAGCAGAGAAAGATGGTCGCATAACGACTGTTCCCTATCAGCCCGGCGTTGAGGTAACTACTATTTGGGATTTAGGTGGCGATGGTATGCCGGTTTGGTTCTTCCAGATGGTTGGACGTGAGCCTAGGTTGATTGATTACTATGAAGAAGTCGGCGGAACGCTTGAGCATGCAGTGCGTGAGGTAAAAACTAAGCCTTATAACTATGGAACGCATGTTTTTCCCCATGACGGCAACCATGGCTCTATCCGCACAGGTGTCACTATGAAAGAGCAGGCCCAAGCTTTGGGGTTGCGTAATATTATCACACTGCCTAATGAAGGCGTTGACGATGGCATTGAGCTGGTTAAACAGCTAATACCTCGCCTTTGGATTGATAAGGTTAAGTGCTATTCAGGCATTGAGGCGCTTAAGAACTATCAAAGGCGCTGGAATGAAGAGCGTAAGGTTTACAGTGCCACACCATTACATAACTGGGCATCGCATGCTGCCGATGCCTTGCGTTATCTAGCGATGTGGCTTAAGATGGAAGAGGGGAAGAAAGTTGAGACACTTCAATTCCCAGTTGGACATTTCGCGCAAGGAATGAGGGGATTCTAGTCCTTGACACCATACAATAAATAAGCAATACTCAACCCGCGGCTTGACCTAACGGTTGTAGGCTCTCACCCAGAACAGATGAGATGACCTTGGCCGATGAATCCGATGATGATGTAAGAAGCGACGTTGTTAAGCGTGCTTATCAATTCTGGAAAATCGCCAGTGCCGCAGAAGATAGCAATCGCCGCAGAGGCTTGAAAGCTCTTGAGTTCGCTCAAGGTGGTGATGCTCAATGGGATACTGATTTGCTCTCAACTCGTCAATTGGACGCAAGACCTTCCGAATCTTACAACCAAATCCCCAACTTCGTGAACCAAGTAGTGAACGATGGGCGCATGAACATGCCTCAGACGCGGTTCATTGCAGGTGAGGATGGGGAAGAAGAAACAGCCGAGAAGATGGAAGACTTGGCGCGCAACATCCAGTCACAATCCGATGCTGAGATTGCCTATGATAATGCGCTGTATGGCCAGACAGTACCGGGTTGGGGTTATTGGCGCTATGTGACTGAGTATGAGAACGATAAGAGCTTTGATCAAATCATCCGTATCAAGCCGGTGTGGAACCAGTTCACGGTTTACGATGATCCGTTCGCTATTGAAGTGGATAAACTTGACCGCAAGAAATTAATACAGATTTGTGATGTGAAATTAGAAGAGTTCAATGACGAGTACAAATCAGGCGAGGATGATGAGGCGTATGATAGTGCGACTTTAGAGAGTATTGGTGATTCAGCCCCTGAATGGGCGACAGGCGATACGTTGAGGATTGCAGAGTATTGGGAGCTTACTGAAAAACCAACAAAGCTTTATCGCAATAAAAAGACGCTTAAGATTACAAGCGAACGTCCTAAAGACCTGAATAACTACGACTCACGCGATGTTCTGGTTCCTAAGGTCATGTGGTACAAGATCAATGCTCGTGAGGTTTTGGACAAGAAAGAATGGCCGGGGATTTATATCCCTTATGTGAAGGTCGTTGGGAATGAAGTAAACATTAACGGCCAGAATATCATCTCGGGTATGGTTGAGCGTCTTATCCCGGCTCAGAAGCAGATGAACTATTGGCTGAACGCTGCTACTGAGGCGATGGCGTTGGCACCTAAATCACCTTGGGTGGTTGACCCCCGTGCGATTGGGCCGTTCCAGAGTGTGTGGGATCAGGCGAACGTTCGCAACTTCTCTTACTTACCAGCATTAAGTTCGACTTCTGAAGGCCAAGAGCTAAGAGCGCCACAACGTGCTGACAACAGCACCAACCTTAATGGGTTTGTGGTGATGGTGCAGCAGGCACAGCAGAACTTCTACAACCTCTCTGGTATCTACCCTGCTTCCCTTGGCCAAACCAGCAATGAGAAATCCGGCAAAGCTATTCTTGCAAGACAGAAAGAGGGTGATGTCAGCACCTTCCACATTCAGGACAACATGGCACGTGGTCAACGTGCGGGCGGGCGGATTCTCGCTGATTTGATGCCGAAAGTGTATGATGGCGCACGTAAAGTAACGGGGCGTAAAGAAGACGGCTCAACCTACATCATGCCTATCAACCAGAAATATAAAGACGGTGATGAGCAAAAAGAACATGATTTCACGGTTGGAACATATGACGTGGCGGTCACAACCGGACCAAGCTACAGCACCAAACGCACCGAGAGTTCGGAGTTCTACAATCAATTAATTCAGTCATTCCCAGATGCAGCTGGTATCTTTGGCGATATTGCTATTGCTGCTTCGGATGCAGCTGGTGCTGACCGTGCGGCTGAACGTATGAAACGTGCTATTGCCATGGCAAGGCCGGGATTGATTGAAGAGGAAGGTAAAGAGAAAGTTCCTCCTCAGGTTCAGGCTCAATTGGTACAACAACAGCAGCAATTGCAACAAGCTGAACAGATCATCCAAGAAGGTGCGCAGCAGATTCAACAGTTGGAGCAGCAAGTAGCCAGCAAACAAGGCGAATTGCAGTTGAAACAGGCTGATCTCAATATGAAGGCCCAGCAAATGCAACTGAGCGAGGCAGATAAACAACGCCAAGCAGAAATCGATGCGGGTCAATATGAACTGGATGCAGAAAAACTTCGTCTTGAAGGCCGTAAGCTGGATCTGGAAGAAATGAAATTACAACTTGAGGCTGCGAAAGGGTTTGCCCAGCCAGCCAATAATGCGGGATTAGCACAATCAGGAGGCGAAGATATGGGATTATCACGTGAAGCGCTCTTGGCGCAAATGCAGGCGTTGGATGAGCAGGAATTAGCGGCGACTCAACAAGCTGAAATTGAACAACAGCAAATGGCGGAACAACAAATGATGGAAGAGCAGCGACAATTGGCCGAGCAAGAGCGTTGGAATGCGTTGATCCAGAGCCTGCAAGGTGTTCAGGAAACGCAAGCGGCTATCGTGCAGACCAACCAAGCCTTGGTTCAGGCGGTGATGACGCCTAAAATCGTCACACGCGATGCTAATGGTTTGGTGAGTGGGGTTGTTAGTGCCAGTAACGCTTAACATTCTGGTTGGAACGCAACGTGGTCTAGCGCCATCACCTATTGATGAGTATAACTACGAATCAGAGCCGTTTAACGTGCCATTAGTTAATAACGAGCCCAATACTGTTGCGCTATTGCCGCTATTGGCTAAAGGTCAGGTTTTGGCGTTGAGGTCAACCAATGCTGCGGGGACTACGGTTTATGCGCCTACTGGCAGCAAGATAAATGCGGGGCAGTCTTATTTCATTGCATCTGGCGTAACGGCACGATTCACCGCAAGCGGGGTTAATTACAATGGCGCTTAAGCATAAAAAGACTGAAACAGTAGCCGACCCTACGCAAGCGGACTTAAACGCACAGATTGCCTTGGGCAATTATCCAACTGGTACATTGCTGACTGATATCGTATTGGGCTCAGATTGGAATGATACGCACGTTATAGATTCTGGCGGCTTGACCTTCACTCCCAATGCTTCACCTACCTACAGTGCATGGACGATTGTAGCAGATAGCGGCAACCGTTCTTTTACTGCCTATAATGCAGACAGCAATGTGGCGATGCAGATTGGTAAAGAAGGTTGGATGAGTTGCACCAATAAAACCGGCGTTACTATCCCAAATGGCGCGCCTGTTTATATCAATGGCTTTGATGTTGCTACTCTTATGCCTACGATTGCTTTGGCCTCTAATACAACACAAGCAACGGTTACTACAGTTGGCGTTGCAACGGAAACTATCGCCAATAACGCAGTGGGAGAAGTCACCGTTTGGGGTGATGTAAGAGGTGTTGATACTTCTGCCTTTGTAGCAGGAGTTCCTATTTATGTTGGTTCAACCGCGGGCACACTCACTACAACCAAACCTGTTACTGGTTTTATTTATCAAGTTGGCGTAGTCGGCACTTCCAATGCCACAACGGGTTACTTGCGTGTAGCGCCTTCTCTTGCTGTATCCACTAGCGGCGCAAGCCCGACTATTGGGGCTTATAGCGTATCATCAAACAATACCAACGCTGCTGCAGCCCCAACGGGCAACCAGACCATCATTGCAGGGACTCCCGGCTTTACCCCTACAGTTCCAGCTGCTGCTCAGTTCACGGGCTCTGCTTCGGGGTCGTATCAATACGAAATCCAGAACACCTCGACCAACGCTGCAGCTTCGACTGACTTTGTGGCTACTGCGGACAATGGAACCGATACAACACAGTATGTAAACCTTGGCGTCAATGGTAGCGCATACAGCGCTCCGGGAGTATGGACCATCAATGGTGCGAATGATGCGTATCTCTATGCTTCGGACGGTGAATTGGCCGTAGGTACGGCATCTAACAAGCCCCTCGACTTCTTCACGGGTGGTCTACTCGCAGCGAATAACCGCATGAGCATCAGTGGTACTGGTTCAATTTCAATGACCGGTGCAAATGCTACGTTACTGACTGCAGGCGCAAATGGCGCAACCAACCCAGCTCTTACCGTAGACAGCTCAACGGCATCAAGCGCTGCAGGCTGGGCAGTTAAATCCAGCGCTGCAGGCGCCTCAACGACCGGAGCAACCTCCCTCACCGTTACAAGCAGCGGTACGAACGAAAACGGTTACATAAGCGCTAAAGGTACTGGCACCCTCACGCTTAACAGCGGGAATACAGTCGCCACAACGATTGGTAACAACCTCATCATGGGCGTTAACCAGAGCGGCTTCAATACTACGTCTAACTTCGGTGGTTTCCGTTCGGTTCAGAACTGGAGATTTACAGGCAGTACGGATAGCAGCCTCACGGCATCTGCCGATGTCGGGGTCTTCCTCGTTGACGGCGGGCAAGTAAAAACCCATGCTACAGGCGCTATTGCCACACAGCGTGATATCCGCTTCATCCCGTCCACACATGCTTTTGTCGCGGCGAGTACGATTACGAACGCTGCGGGATTGGCAGTAGATGGTGCTCCTATTGCAAGCACGAACGCAACTATTAGCAATAGCAGTACGATCTACAGCGCAGGCTCAGCAGTGGGCGCAGGGGTAACGAATAGCTACGGCATTAACGTAGCGGCTAATACTGGTGCGACTAACAACTATGCAGCCAGATTCGACGGAAACACTCAGATAACCGATAATGCGATCATTCCCAACACTCCCGCAACAGGCATTGTTCTATCAAACCTTACGCGCGTCAACGAAGGTCGTCGGGGCCAGATCAATATCTATGGTGAGTATTCACGCTATAGCTTCTCGGATGCCGACAAACGCAAGATACTCTGGCAAGCAACCGGCGGCGGTAGCACAACGACCAGTTCTTATGGCACTTCAGCAGCTACAATCGGCGCAGCTGCAGGTGTCGGCGTAACTACCACAACGGCTGGTGGCGCGGTCAAACGTCTTAGCTATACCACCGCAGCTACCGCAGCTACTCAGGCGGGCGTTAACCTCGCTAACACGAGCTTCAGGGGCGGCACTGCAGGTTTGGGTGGGTTCTATGGCAAGTTCACGGGCGGTATAAGCACTTACGTAGCTGGTATGGCGATGTTCATAGGCTTTGCCAACGCAGGGACATTTACCGTTGATACTTCGACACTTCTGAACATGTTCGGCATCGGATTGGATGCGGCGGATACGAATCTACAATTCATGACCAATGATGGTTCAGGGGTTGCGACGAAAGTTGATCTTGGAGCTAACTTCGCAGCCAATGCAACGGATGTTTATGAGATTGAATTAGGTTGTGGGCCTGCTGCAACAACGGCCTATTATTACATTCGCAATCTTACCACTGGTATAGTAGCCACCGGCTCAGCATCAGCTGACTTACCCGCGGCCACAGCAACGTTCGGTGGGCGCATTTGGTGCAATACCGTCGCACTGACTTCGGCTGTGGGCGTGGCTGCTGGGAATATCTACATCGAATCGAGATACTAATGTTAACCCTAGCACAGGCAATGGATGAGTACGCGACATTGGCCGCTGTTAACGACGTACATAAAAACAAGAAGGAAAAACCTCATGACTACTCCTATTTATTTCAAGTTCACCCTTAATGGTGATTTCAATGATCCAACCTTTGTGCATTACGATATGAACTCGGCAGACCCTAAATTCACTGTGGGTGATGCGCCTGTCTCAGGCGTAAGCGGTTTTGGTGACAGCTTCTATCTGACCAATGGTTTGAAAGACGCTTCGCTGTTATCGAGCATCACGAGCCGCAGCGCTTCTTATCGCAATACCGTAGTCAGCGGGGCGAATGCCGCTTTTGGTTCGACGCTTTATCATAATGGTGGAGTTATTACTGATGATTCCGTAGATTCATTTGCTGCGCTTTCTACCTCGTCGAATGATTTAGTGACGTTGAATGGCAAGGTGGTTGGATCAACAACCATGGGTGCAGCCGGTCAATCGATGATGTCTTGCGCTGCGATGACGGACCTTGTTAACCTCGTTACGGCGGATACTGCAGCGATTGCGGCATTGAGTGCGGGTCAAGTTCGCACCGTTAGCTCGTTCACTCCTTCCTTGGTTGGGACAGGCGCTACCGGTACGCTTGCTAGTAAGTTCACCAGCATCAAGGGTACGTTCAGCACACAGTTCACCTATTCGCTTGCAGGCAATCCGGCTTCTAACGTAGTGATGAAAATCTGCGCCACGAACAACGCGACCGAAGCTAGCTGGACCATCGTCGGTCAAACTGGCTTTGATCAGCAGTCTGGCTTGGCAGTGACGGTAGGTCAGTCGATTCGTCAAATCGGCCAGATCACTGCAGATGTTCCTGCTGGTTATTACTTCAAGTTCGTTAACTCCGGCGCTGGCACGCATTCTGAGGCGGTCATTGCCGGTCAACAAACTGTTTACGGTTAATTAAAGGGGCGAGGTTATGGATTCTGAAGAAGATGATAAGATGAGTAATCTCGCCCTTCATCGTCGCATGAAGAAGATTGAAGCGGCTATTGCATTCATTCTGGCTGTTCTGGCTGGTCTTGGTTACATATTCAAATAAGGAGAACTAGGAATGGCGCTTACTGCAAAAGAGAAGAAACAAATCAGGCGTATGACGAAGGCCTATGTTGCCACCAATGGTGATGATGCAGGCGATACCTATAATGACGCCTTGGCGGCAGACGATACCTACGCTCGAGCTGAGTTGACCGTATTCGCAGCCAAGATGCTTGCCCAAGCACAAGTTGATTTACAAGTAGCCACAAGCAATGAGGCTACGGCCAACAAAACAATAGCACTGTACAGCTAATGGCATTCTATGGCGCATTCTCATACAAGCAGTTCTGGAACCGCCAATTTCAGATAGCGCGTAATAATGTCGCCCCCGTCACTCCAACAGGCGGAGGTGGCAAGCCTTATAGCTCACATGATCCCGTGTGGGTTCAGGAGCAGAAATATTATGATGAAAAGCGCCGTTTAGAAGAAAAGAAGCGTGCGAACGAGCAAGAAAGAAAGCGCAAAGAACGTGAATTAGCCAAGCTTGAAGCCAAGCGTGCTCGGGACCTTGACGATGAAGAAATGCAATTTGAGGTGCTTGCGCTCTTGAAATTGCTTGAAAAGCTGGACCAAGAGAACAAGCGCATTCAAGGGTTGATTGATTTCTTCCGGCAAGAGGAAGAAGAAATTACTATCTTACTACTCTCAACTGTGATTTAAGTATTTGACAGTTTAGAGCTGTGCAGTTATTATGTGTTTAAATTCTTGTCCGAAAGGGATGTAGGAATGAGCGATTTGATTTCTGGCGGCAATGCCGTGGAGAACCAATCACAAGGTTGGGATGATTCTGTAGAGATTACTTCTACTAGCCAACCAAACGAGCCACCTGTTGAACCTAAAGTATCTGAGCCTGTTGAGGAGTCGGAAACTGAGGAAGAGCAGGAAGCACCAAAACCCCACAAAAAACCTAAAGGCTTGGTTAAGAAGCTCAATGAACGCGAAAGCGAAATTGAACGTCTAAATGCGGAACTGGCTAAATACCAGAAGCCACAGCCAGAAGCCAAAAAGGAAGTTCAGGAGCTTAAAGAGCCGAATCCGGCTGACTTTGAAGACCCGAATGCAAGTGATCGTGGGTATGGCGCTTACCAGAAGGCTTTGCGTGAATTTGACCGTCAAGAGGCCTTAAAATTGGCCAAAGGCGAGATTAACGCGGAGTTAGGCAAGCGAGATGAGCAAGCCAAGACCTTAGCAGAACAGGCCGAAAACCAAGCTAAACTTCAGAAAGCAGCTACAAGTTATATTGAAAAGCTTGATGCTTATGAAAAAGAGAATCCGGGCACACAAGCCAAGATTCTTCAGGCCATGGAAAAGGTAGATGTTCCTGAGACATTGGAAGAGTTGGTCATTCAGTCAAGGATGCCCGTCCAGATGGCGGAATACTTGGCGGATAATCTAGACCAACTTGAAGCTATCTCCCAGATGCAACCGTTGCAGATGGTTTTGTCACTGGCACGTTTGGAAGGCCGTTTAGAAGCCTCACAATCCGCTCCCGCAACGAAGAGACAGACTCAGGCAGCACCACCTATCACACCAATTGGTGGTACGAAATCCGCTAAGAAATCCGATTATGACCCGAATATGTCGCAAGAGGAGTTTGAAAAGGATTTCTTGGAGCTTGGGAAGAAGATTCCCCGCTGGTAGCGCTGTGCTCCTTGCGGGATTAACCCCGCAATAAAAGGAGCCAATAGTGGCAAACAATATTATCACCAACGGTATTGCTGTTAAAAAGGCACTGCCAATCCTTCGGAACAAGCTTCCGATGGTCATGATGGCCAATAAGGACTACCAAGCTAGCGTAGACGATGAAAACGCTCGTAACGGTGGTACTATCTTCATTAAACGCCCACAACGTTATATTGGTCGTGACGGCGAGTTGATGAAAGTGGAGAACACAGTTCAAACCGCTCTGCCAATGACCCTGCAGATGTCGGGTGTGGATGTATCGTTCAGCCAGAAAGATTTGCAGCTTTCGGCAGACGCAGTCAAAGAAGGTGCAATCGATAGCACCCTCGATGCTGCAATGACCGCTATTGCTGCCAAGATCGAACTTGCTGGTACGGCGCTCTTCCGTTCGGTTCCTAACGTTGTTGGTACTCCCGGTACCCCACCAACCGATCCAAGCTTGATTGCAACTGCTGGCGCATTCATTGATTCGCTCGGTGGTACGATTGGTTCTGAACGTATCGCAGTGATCGATAGCTTTGCTAACGCATCGCTGGCTGCTAACCTTCGTCTCGTGTTCAACCCAAGTGATGAGATTTCCAAGGCCTTCCTTAAAGGTCGTATGGGCAGTGCTTATGGCTTCGAGTTCTACACCGATCCTGCGATTCAAAGCTTCACTGCAGGTACGTACGGTGGTACGCCACTGGTCAACGGTGCTGGCCAAACTGGTACGGTTCTTGTCACCAACGGTTGGACGCCAACCACTTCGTTCCTGAACGTAGGCGACGTGATTCGTATCCCATCGATCCAAGCTGTGAACCCACAGACCCGTCAAGGTACTGGCCAACCGTACACCGGTGTTGTAACGGCGCTGGCTGTAGCGGATGGTTCGGGCAACATGACGATCAACGTGTTCCCTGCGATCACTCCTTCCGGTCAGTTCCAAACGGTCACCGCAAGCCCAGCAACCGCTGCTCCGCTTACGGTCATCTCAGGGACTTCGGGTCAGACCTCGCGTCAAAGCTTGCTGTACGATAAGAACGCCTTCACGTTCGCATCTGTACCACTTGCTAACCCGGGCCCAACGGCTGAATACTCGCAAAGCAAGGACAAGATGTCCGGCATTTCGCTTTCAATCATTCGCCAGTACGACATTCACACCAACCAAATGAAAACGCGCTTTGACGTTCTGTATGCATGGTTCGCCAGCTACCCAGAACTCGCTGTTCGTCTCCAAGGTTAATTGAAAGGATTATTCAAATGGCTAACCAACTTTCTAACACTGTCGGCTTGTTGATTAACAATGCCAACCCACTGCCGGATGCGGTGACGGAATCGGCTTTCCCGATTCTTGATATCGCAGCGACTGGTACGACCCAAGCTACTGCGGCTCCATTGACGCAGAACTTGACTTCGATCAACAACAACACCGCGGCAAACGGTGTCATCCTTCCAGTCGGGAACGTGCAGCAACGCATGATTCTTTTCCCTAAGCTGGTCGCCAACGCACCGAAGGTTTATCCTCCGGTTGGTGGTACGATCAACTTTGGTGCAGTCAACGCCAGCATTGCCGCAACGGCTCAGGCTACCACTGAGTTCCTTTGCATCGATAACACAGGTCTCAACTGGATTTCGTTGACCTAACATATGGTAAATTTAGGGGAGTCACGGGAAACTGTGACTCCCCTCTAACCTAAGGAGTTTATAATGGCACGTTCTAAAGAAACTGTAGAAGAGACAGAAGTAGTCAACCAACCAGCGAATGCTCCGATTGCCCCTTCGGAATTCAAAGGCCCTATTTCTTCGGAAACCCTTGCGCATCAATGGCAAGAAAACAGCCCTGCAATCAACACCAACTCTGCTTCGGGTTATACCACGCAGAATGTCGTAGCTGAAGCAGAAGCTGCTAAAGAAGCCGCTAAGGAAGAAAAAGAAACGAAACAGGAAAAAATCAGTGAGGCAGAATACGAGCGCCGCACGCATTTGGATGTTTCTGACAAAGACTACATTAACCCATCGCTTGACCACGTGAAGGCCAAGTAATGGCTGATACGGCAATCACCATTATCACGGACGCCCTCCTTGATTTAGGCGTGATTTCCGATGGCGAAACCCCCACTGCTTCACAGGCAGCTGGGGGTCTTCGCAAATTAAACAACCTTATCGATGCATGGAATATCGACAACATGCTTGTGTATGGGGCGGTGCAGAACATCTTCCCCCTTGTAGGTGGGCAAGCAGTCTACACCATGGGAACGGGTGGCAATTTTAATATTGCCCGTCCCAATCGAGTAATGAGCGCGTTCATACGCGACACCAGCCTCCCACTTGCACAACGGTATGATCAAGAAATAACTATCTTCAATGATCAGGAATACGCCGAGCTTCCCTTTAAGAATTGGACAGGTCAATACCCGTTCATGGGTATTTATATTGATTCATCCTACCCACTTTTGAATGTATATGTTAACCCCATCCCTACTAATTCACAATATCAACTTGTGATTTGGACAGAAGGCATCATTGGGAATTTGACGCTCGACCAAGTTATAAGTCTTCCGCCGGGGTACAAGCGTGCATTGACTGCCAACCTTGTTGTTGAACTTGCGGCATCGTATGGCCAACCGGTAGCCTCGACCACTGCACTAATTGCCAGTAGTTCCAAAACGGATATTCGGAATCTTAACATGCAATTCAACTCTCTAAACATTGACCCACGCTTGCTGGGTTATGGAAAATATGATATAGCTTCAAACCGATACTTATAGGAGGCTTGTATTCCATCAATTGGCCTCATCGGCGGTTCAAACGTCCAGCGTTCTGTGTCTTTCGATAGTGAGGACACGATCAACATGTATGTGGTCCTTGATAAAGCAGGCAAACAGCCTGCGGCTTTGTATGGAACTCCGGGTAAAGAAGTGCATACTGTCTGCGGTACTGGACCTATTCGTGGTGAGTTCGCTTCTACTAATGGAAGGGCTTTTACTGTAAGTGGTCTAGGGCTTTATGAAGTTCTTTCTAATGGCACAAATACTCTAAGAGGAACGCTAAACAGTTTCTCCATTAATGGGATTTGCACATTTGATGAAAACGGCCCTGAGTTAGCTATCTGTGATGGTGATAAGATTTATATTTTCACCTACGCCACCAACAACTTTGGGGTAGTGACCGATCCAGATCTGCCTTCTGTGGGTTCTGTTACCTTCCTTGGTGGCTATTTCATCGCCAATAAAAATGCCTCACAGGCGTATTATGTTTCTGACCTTTACTCGGGCACATCATGGCAGCCTCTACAGTTTGCATCTGCAGAATCCTCGCCTGATAATCTCTCACGGGTGATTCGTGTATCCGGTCAGGTGTTTGGGCTTGGGACTAATACAACAGAGATTTTCACACAATCTGGCGCTACGTTCCCTTTCCAGAAAATCAGTGGTGCACAGTTCGATGTGGGTATTCTAGCTCCTTATAGTGCTGTTCCTGTAGATAACTCACTCTATTGGATTGGGCAGGATAGCAACGGCTCAGGTATTGTTTACCGGAATTCAGGCTATACTCCTATTCGCGTTTCTACAGAGGCTATGGAACTGATCATCGCACAAGCAACCGACCCAACGAAGATTCGTGGCCACACTTACCAAGAAGACGGCCATACGTTTGTTATGTTTACAGGTGGTGGCCTGCCTACGTCCATCTGCTTCGACATCTCAACTAAATACTGGCACAAACGCGCCTACCTTAATGGCAGTGGTTTTTTCGAACCTGACCTAGCCAACAGCCATATGTTTGCTTTTGGTAAGCATTTAGTAGGTTCGCGGTTGAACGGTGCGATTTACAATCAATCCATGAATAATTATACAGATGCTGGCTCCCCATTATGCCGTGAAAGAACGTACACTCATATCTCTGAAGAAAACCAGCGCATTCGCTTTGATAATCTTGTGGTTGGGTTCGAAACAGGGGTTGGGACGCAAACCGGGCAAGGTTTCGATCCTACTTGTATGTTATCGGTTTCAAGAAATGAAGGCCATAGCTTTACTCAATGGCAAACAGCTACTATCGGTGCGGTTGGACGCTATCGTACAAGAGTGATATTCTGGCGTCTAGGAACAGCAAGAACCATGACATTCAGGCTTCGGGTTACTGATCCCATTCCTGTGAGGATCGTTGGTTCTTGGGTAAATGTACCCGGAGCGGTCGCATGAGTTTTTATAACCCGCCTCCAATACAAACTCCAATTATCAACAAGGAAAAGGAAGCATTTGGTTTGCTCGCGCCTGAGTGGACGCAGTATATGAACCAAACCTTCACGGGCGATACGGGCACATCTTGGGTTCCCATCGCCACTAACCTTGGGTCCACTGGTACTCCTACTTTAACGGGCTTATATTTTAAAGATGGGCAGTTCATTGATTTTGAAATTCATATCATCCCTGCAACGGATACAACAGCGACTTCTGGCAGCACTTATATAACACTACCCTTCACAGTATTAAGTGATGGCGGGTGTTTTACTAAAATAGGAACTGCAGCGGGCGGGGGAGCAGTAGACGCAGCTACTTCAAGAGTCTACACGCCGACATGGGCCACTACGAACCTCCCCGTAACTCTTGCTGGTCGAGTAAGAGCACGATGATCCGCATAGAAACAGTGACCATTGATAAGGTTCTTGACTATCTAAAATTCCACGCTTCGCGGCATTTGAAAGAAACCGGTTATTCACATAAACCAGATGTGGATTGGGAATTATACAGAACTTTGGGGCAAGCCAAACAAATGTTTGCTTTCTTATTAAAAGATGCTGGCCAAATCGTTGGTTATGCTTTATTCTCTATTGGAACCAATCCTCGTTGCAAAACTCGTTTAGAAGCAACCGGCGATGGTCTGTATGTCGATAGCCCGTATAGGGTGTTGTGGACATCGAAACTAATCAAAACAGCATTAAGCCAATTACAGATGATGGGTGTTAAATCTACCGACATCATTACGGATGATAAAGTGGTTGGCCGTTGGTTATCACGTCAAGGCGCAAAAAATACTTACCAAGTTTGGAGTTTCTAATGGGCAGTAAATCATTAAAGAAAATTGCTAGCGTGGCATTGCCTATCGCGGCTTCGTACTTTGCGCCGGGTATTGGCACCGCTTTAGGTTCATCCCTTAGCGCCAGCACTCTAGGCGGCATTGGCGGTGCACTTGGCGGCGGTCTCGGAGGATTAGCAGGTGGTGGCGGTATTAAGGGTATCCTCGGCGGTGCAGCGTTAGGCGGTGCTGGTGGATACCTTGGTAATGGTGGTGCGAGTGATTTATTGGGAGGCACAAAAGTAGGGGATGCTTTTGGATTGTCTAATGCTAACTTAGGTTATAATCCGGGTGAAATTGCTTCAGGGTCGTTAGGCTCTACAGTCGCGCCCGCAGCTTCGAGCGGTTCATCTTACGCAGGCATTGCCGGTAACATTCTAAGCGCTGGCTTGGGTACTGACGCTAACGATGAAGCTAAAAAAGCCTTATTACGCTCCCAAGAACAGAATACCGCTTTGCTGTCTCCTTTCCTTAACGAAAAATTTGACGGCAGTGACCTTTATGACACTCCCGGTTATAAGTTTCAATTAGAGCAGGGTACTAAAGCCTTGGACGCGGCAAACGCGGCAAGGGGTAATTACTACTCAGGTGGTGCTTTGCAGGATGCTGCTAAGTATACAACTGGTTTGGCAGATAGCACCTATAACAACGCTTACAATCAGTTCTTGCAAACTCAAGCACAGAAAATCGGTGCTGCTGGTGGTTTGACCAACATTAATGATACCGCGGCCAATGCTATTGCTGGCGCTGGGGTTAATAACAGCAATATTCTCTCACAATCCCTCGCTGGAATTCTCGGTGGGCGTGGCATTACCAACACAGGTGCCGTCAATGATAATGACCAATACGCAGCTATTCTTAAAAAGCTGCTAGGGACTGCATAGCATGGCTGGCGCAAACACCAACATTTTCAGCCAGACCAAGACGCTGAACGACTTCACTCAGGAAGATGCTATTAGGGCATTTCAGCAACAGGTCATGGCGGCGAAGTTGCAACAGGCAGCACAAGGAGCGCAGCTTCCCGCTCCCTTACAATTGGCTAATGAATACCAAAAGCGCCTACAAATCGGTGATGTCGAAGGTGCAAATCTAATTATGCAATTTGCCAAAACCCAAGATAAGGGCTTACAAGTAAATTCTAACGGTCAATTCTCTCAATTGCCGGGTTATGCTGGTTCAGTCGCGGGGATAGAGGGCGCTAAAGCAGGCGCCAAAGAGCAGGCACAAAGCAATGTTGAAGTGGTTATGCAGCCTAAAATTAAACAAGGGACGGCATTTGCTGAAGCCATGGGCAAAGGTTCTGGCGAAGCTAACAGCGCAATGAATGTTAAGGGTATCAATGCTCCTGCTACTTTAAGTGTTCTAGATCAGATAGAAGCTCCAGATGCCACTGGGACCTCTCTGTTAGACAGAGCTAATGGCAGTACTTTGGGAGCTATGGGCTCTAGTGCTAATAAATTTGTTGGTAGAAGTACTCCCGCAACGCAGGCAAATGCTGAATTAGCAGTATTAGGCAATACACTCGTAAGCAACATTCCCCGCATGCAGGGACCTCAATCCGATAAAGATGTGGAATTCTATAAGTCACAAGCAGGTAAACTTGGCGACCCAAGTGTGCCAGCGGATGATAAACGTGCCGCTATTGCTTCGATCAGAAAGTTACAAGAGAAATACGCCAAAAATAATGTAAATGACTTAAATGATTTACTTGGTGGCGCTGTTCAAACAACTGGCGGCTGGACAGTAAGGAAGATTAAATAATGCCTAAGTTCCACATCACCTCACCAGATGGTTCGGAATACGAAATCGATGCCCCCGAAGGCGCGACGGAAGAACAGGCTGTATCTTATTTACAACAGCAAGATCAAGCGCAACAAGTCCAAGCCACGCCACAGATCGTTGATGGCGCTATTATGCCACCGGGTATAGACAGAGGAGCAGGTCGTGCAGGTTTGCAAGGATTTAACTCTGCTGTGCCATTTGGGCAACGCATTACGGCTGGCCTTGGAGCTTTGGGTGCTTCTGCTCTTACTGGTGAGCCAGTTTCAGACCTTTATAATGAAGCAAGGCAAGACCAAGCGGCTACTAATCAAGCTAATCCTGATTCAGCGCTTGCGGGTTCATTGGTTGGTATTGCAGGAACCTTGCCTTTGGCTTCAGCTAGGGTATTATCGGGGGCAGCATCAACTACTGGAGTAAGAGGGGCTGTCAATGCCATACCACAAGCTTTATCCCAAGTGGGTAATTTTGTTCGCGGTACTAAAGCCGCCGAAGGAGCGGGAACGCTTGCTAAAGCTGGGAATATCGCCCTACGCAGTGGCAGGGGTGGCCTCGTCGGCATTCCAGCAAGCACGCTCTACGCTTACGGTGACGCACCAGAAGGCGAAAGAGTTGACGCTGCACTCAGCGGTGCTGGGCTGGGCGCTATTATTGGGTCTGCCGCTCCTGCTGCGGGGGCTGTTCTAGGTAAATTGAACACCAAGACGATTGTACCTGCGGCTGATGAAATTAAAGCTTTAGCTTCTAAGGCTTACCAAACAGCAGAAGCAAGAGGCGGCATTCTTAAGCCAAACATTACTAATGAGTTCATTGATTCCATAGAAACAATCAAACCTCAAACGGAGATTGGCCGTGCTGTTGGTGGAGATAATGTCGTTACTCAGCTTTCTCAGCGCTTGCAAGGCATCAAAGATAAACCGATGAGCCTTCAGGCAGCGCAGGAAGTGGACGAGCTTCTTGGAGATTTTATTGATGCTGAGTTCAAAGAAGGGCGCTTAAGCAAGCAGGGGACAAAACTTCTAGATATTCAGGGCAAGTTGCGGGATACCATTGAAAACGCTCCTGAAGAAGCTATTATAGGCGGCAAAGAAGGGTTTGATTCACTTAAAGATGGCCGAAGATTATACGCTGCTTCACGTCGGATGAATGATGTTGAACGTATTATAAATCGTGCTGATGATTATCAAGTCCCTGCCACAGCCATTAAAACAGGTTTCAGAACGTTAAAGAACTCAGCTAGATTCCGCGGGTATAGCCCGGAAGAAAAGGCCGCCATTGAGCGTGCATCACGCACTGGTGTAGTAACAGATTTGCTTTCTGTTTTTGGTAGTCGCTTAGGTCCTTTGGCTGGGGCTGCCGCAGGTTCAGCAGGCGGTCCTTTGGGCGCAGCTGCAGGTGGTTTAGCTACCTATGCGGGTTCTTCAATAGCAAGAAAAGGCGCTTCCGCTTTACAAAAAGGTCGCGCCGACGCTGTTACAAGGGCTATTTCAGATAGAGCCGGACTGACCACTACTCAGCAACGTATAAGCTTGCAGCAATTATTAAAACTTCCGCCATCACAAGCATTACAAATATTAGGGGATCAACAATGACAGCCGTTCCGTTCAACCCCTTCGTTACCTACACCTACGTAGATGGAACACCGCTTTCGGGTGGGAAGATTTTTACCTACATTGCAGGGACTTCTACTCCTAAAGATAGCTATACCAACGCCCTAGGGACCGTACCTGCTACGAATCCTATCGTATTGGATTCTGCAGGGCGCTCTCCTTACGGGGCGCTCTGGTTGAGTGGAGATTACAAACTTACCTTTGCTGACCCTGCTGGCGCTCCTATCCAAACGGATGATTCTATTTCTGCCGCTTATGGTGGTGGCGATATGACAAAAGCTGTTTATGACCCTGCGAATCTATCCGGGCAAGTTGTTGTTATTAATGCTGTCCAAACGATTACCCAAAAAACATTTGATACAACCAACACCTTCGGTTTAAATGTCCCATCTAGCAAAATCAACACGGCCGCATTTAGTGTAACATCCAGCATTGTGCCTGCAGATATTACGGGCGTTACATGGGCATTACCCGTAGGGACCTATAGAGTAGATTTCTCGGTTGCTATTACCTGTGCTTCAGCAGGTGGGTTTAGATTCGGCGGTGCGTTTACTGGAACGGCAACTGGTAAGTTATTTATGGCTCATTCCATTGATGTAACAGCCGTAACGAACTGGCCAGTAAGCACAACGCCATTCACTGCTTATTCAACTACTGGCGTTACAACGCCACAAATTATCGGAACGATGGTATTCGTTGTGACTGTTTCCGGGACGTTTACATTACAATTAGGACAATCTACTTCTAACGCAACACCAACAGCTATTGCTGACGGACAGTTAAAAGCGACCATTCAGAAAATCTAAGAGGAATTATGAAAAAACTTGCCTTTATTGCATTATTCTTTGCCACGAGCGCCCATGCTCAGTTAGTAACTGGTGGCGCTCTGTCAGTAGGACAAGATAGAACTACAGGAGTGACGGCAGGCTCTTACACCTGTTCCAACCTAACTCTTGACGCCACGGGTCGCGCAACCAGTGCGGCTAATGGTTCATGTTCAGGTGGCGGTGGCGGTTCGGGTACAGCTAGTATCAAAACAGCAAGCTACACCATCGCTACAGGTGATTGCGGCTCTACGGTGATGATGGGCACTGGTTCAACGGGACAGTTAACCGCGACACTTCCCTCTGCTTCTGGTTTTACTGCGGGGTGCTTGGTTAACATTAAAAATGGCGATACAACCCGTGGTAAAATTCTTTCCGGGTTCCCGGCAGGACTGGCTGGGGCTATTCTCTGGCCTCTGCAAACCGTAGGGGTTCAGGTCATCAACGGTTCTTGGCAGATTGTTTCTAATCCGGGACGTTGGAAGGTACCTTCCACACAGACAATCCATGTTGATAAAATCAATGGCAACAACGCTAATGATGGTTTAGCAGCTGGCGCTGGGGCGGTACAAGACGCACAGCAAGCATGGCGGTATGCGGTGTATAGTTTCCACAACAATAGCAGCACTCCCATTATTGCTATGGCGTGCGGTCAAACACATACGACCCCATTGGGCATGGGCGGGATTCCGGATGGCACGAATCTTGTTCAATTAAGCCCGGATGGTAATTGTAGCTTCACTTGGAACACCACAGGACCGGCTATCACGGTTGGCGACCTAGCTGAACTGGATATTAACCTCACCTATTACGGTTCCAACGGCGGGATGGTATGCGCTGGTAACACGGCTAACGCTCAGTGGAATGGATGCATTTATCTTCATAACGCAGTGGTTCTTGATATCGAGGGTACAGTCACTTGGATACCGGGTGGTAATAACGATAACTTCCTTTACTGCGATGGGCCTTGTGAATTTGCACTGGCTAATGGGGTTATTCATTCAGGATCAGGAACTGGTAATTATTATATTTACATGAGTGAAGGTGGCAAAGGTACTGCGAGTGGTGCAATGAGCGCAGCTAACGCCGGGAGTGATGCTGGCATTTACTATCTGTTCGGTGGCGCTTTCCTTAACGTCGGTGGTCCGGTAGGTGGTGGCTGGGCTTCTTTGGGGCAATCCAAGGTTTACGCGAACTCTACTATGGTGACTAATGGTTTGAGTATCCCTGCAGGCGTTACGGTTAGTTCAAGTTCGACCACTTGTAACACTTGGACTTCGGTTTGCTGATATGACCAGTATTGAAATCATAAAGGTATCGCTCACTGCTATTCTGGTATTTAGCTTTATTGGGTTAGTTGGTTATGCGGCGATTCATGGCGTAGGTGACGGAGACACAGGAAAAGGTATTTCTGCGCTGATTGGCTATCTTGGTGGTTTAGTAACTATGACTGTTGGTTCTTATTTCAAGCAGGGTGTGTGATGGAAGATCGTCGCAATGATGATGGTCGTCTAAACCGCGTTGAGGTGGCGTTAGAGCGTGTCTCTACGATGATGCAGAATAACGAAGAGCGCTACAAGCGTGACCATAATATGTGGACCGAAGTCGCACAAAAAATGGAAAAGCTCTCTGAGCGTTTGAGTGCATCTGATGGGTTAGGAAAGGAGGTCTCAACGTTAGCGGGTGATGTCCGCGCGCTGAGGCACGATTTTCGCAACTTCGAGAATAGCCTCAACGGCCTTCCTTTGCTTGCCGAGAAGGTTAACGCAAACATTACCATCATCGCAACACATGATACTCGCCTCAGCGCTCACGATGGGCGTCTTAAAGCTCTTGAAGACCGCAATATAAAAGAAGACGGGGCAAGTGAGGAAAAGACCAAAACCGCAGGATGGGTATGGGCTACTTTAAGCTCCATTGGTACATTTGCCGTGGGGTTGTTTATGTGGTGGCTGAATCAGCGAACTGGCGGCATTAGTGGCGAATAAAACAGCCAAAATAGTAGGAGGCGGCAGTTTAGCAGCCTTACTCATTGCGGTGCCTTTTATCGCTGATCGTGAGGGGGAAAGTCTTAAATCCTATCGGGATGTTGTTGGGGTCTGGACTATCTGCAATGGGGAGACTTTAGGCGTAAAACAAGGCATGACCATGACAAAGCAGCAATGCCGTCAGTTAACAGAATCAAGAGTCGGCCAATTCATGCAAAAGGTGTTTGCGCTTAATAGAACACCCTTACCTGCAAAGACACTTGCTGCTCATACAAGTTTCGCTTATAATATCGGCATTGCCGGTTATACACGTAGTAGTGCTTTAAAGTTTAATAACTCCGGTAATCTGCAGGCTGGCTGCAAGGCAATGGTTAACTGGAACGGTCTAACTAAGAACGGCATTAAGTACGATTGCAACGATCCTATCAATTTGAAGATCAACGGATGTAAGGGTTTGGTCAATCGGAGAACAGATGAAATCAAGCTTTGCTTATCGGGGTTGGAATGAAAATATACTTTTGGATCGTTGTAGTGGGACTGGCGTTATTAGCTCTCTACAAAGTATCTGAATGGCGAGCAGATGCCCATAAGCTGGCCGCTGAAATAGCTTCCCACGAAGCAGACAATAAAGCCTGCGCCGAAAACAAACTCTTCACAAAGGATAGTTCTCATGAAATTGATACTAAGCTCGATGATATTGATGATTATGCTCTCAGCTTGCTCGAAGGCACCGCAAAATTGCCAGCTACCAGTAGTAGCAAACAACATGATGTTGCCACCTGTCCAGACCAATCTGCTAGGCTCACCATCAACCAGCGCAGACTCAACGATAAGCAAGCTGCCCAACTGGTAAGCTGTCAAAATACAATTAGATTTATTTATAAACAGAACGGCCAAGAAAACCTATTACCCGGAGAAATCAAATGACCCTTATACTACTCATCGCTTCTTTCATCTGTGCACTTGTCGCTACGTTCAGCGTTCCTACGGGACGTGTTAGCATGCTGGCTTTGGCCTTTGCTTTGTATGTGCTGACGTTGATTCCTATCAGCCACTAAAAGAAAACCCCGCCAGTATTTAGCTGGCAGGGTTAAGAGGGAGGTTTGCGTAATTGATTATACGCGCCCTTTACAGCGTGGGCAATGTGAATCTTCAAGTACGGCTTCAACAGTTGTCTTCCAAGCATGATGGCAGCGTTTACGTGGGCATCTGAGGTAGACGGCTTCTTTCTTTAGGTGATGGAAGGCTATATCTTCGCTAGTGTTCGATGCCGCCAAATATACCATAATCATTCACCCAGCTACGTTGAACTATCTTCATATTGCCACATTCGTGCCGGTCGTTCAAACCAACAATCATGTTGACAAGCCCTTCTTGAGTATCGGGAGTTTTTACGATAGCCGCAAAATCGCAACAGAGGCATTCGATGGCTATTTTCTCAGACATTAGCCCTGCGCTTTAGGTCATCAATCTGCTTTGTCGTTACCCTATCTTCTACACGGTACATCACGCGGTTGTGAGAGCGCTCTAGCATGGTTAGGGATTCTTGCAGTAAAACCTTATAATCAACAGCGTTTCTTGGTTCAAAATACTCTTTGCTGACTGATGTATTGTTTTGTTTCTTCAATCACAACCACCTCCACAACACTACTAAGCAAACGGTTAAAACAATGCCCAAAGAAATAACAATAGGCCAGATAGGCTCTTCGGGGAAGTCGTCATCGTAGTGGTTCATACGTTCTCCTTCTTAGGCCAATGAAATGCTTTGCCTGCACGTTGGATGATTTTTCCCACAGGCAGATCAGCTTTACGCATTTCTTTCAGCATAGCAATTTGGCTAATTACAGCGTCTGTAACCAAATCACCATCCATAGGCTCTAACAATGGTAGCGAGTCTGGGTGGATGTAATATTTAAAATTCTCCTCATCCCTATAAATATAAACTTCTATTTCAGGGTCCAATTTCATCCCATAGTGCTTAGCCATGTACGCTGCCTCCAAAGGGTCCTCGTAATAATACCTCATTGCGTATCCTTTCTAATGATCCCTTCACGCATCAAGCGTTCAATCATCTTGTCAAAGTTTTTATGTAGCGTTCCATTCTGAATGCTTACTCGCCCTGTTTTGTTGTGATGACGACGAGATTTTCCAAAAAGGTGCTTCTTCTCATCTTCGGTTAGCTCTTTACTCACGCCCCACCTCCCGTGGTATGTTGCTTCAGGTTTTCATAAACCTCTAAAGCCATGGATATATAGTTTGCAGCAGCCATCGCCGGATATTTACTATTTCTTTCTTTGTTAGCGTCTGATCTCATAATTGCTTTGCGAATAATCTCCACAGCAACATCCTCCTCCTCCGGCAACCCTGCTGCGGGAGTGGGGAGGTGGGCGTCAGCTTTGATCAGCAGCCTTGCGTAGTAATCTGCCTCAGCGAAACTCCTAGCAGTTATCGTGCATAGTGCGTCGCCTTTGCTATCCGCTGCAAATATACGGTTCTGAACGCGGAAACCTTCGGGCAATTCCTCGTTACGCCACGGTCCAGATGGGTTCTTAAACATCTCCCGGCAACATGATGGGCGTTCTAGCCCTCCTTGTGGGGCCACGTTAGCCTTGAGAAGCTCCCGCAAGTCAGTGCGCCACCAATATCTGGCTTTGTATCTGCCATGCATTACGTGGTCGCCGAACTGCATTCCTTTGTACTCGCCCTCACCAAGCAAAAACTTAAACAGCGGGTGGTCTCTCAACTCCTTACGGGTAGGCTCGGTTAGGGCGGCTATTGCTGCTTTGGCTTGCAATTCGTATACGTTGCCCTCTACATATTCGCCGTCCCAGCGTTTTCCATCACCATAGCCACATTCAGAACATTCGCCGTACATATCAGGCTCATGAGTTTTGCAATCATGAAGCAGTTTAGTGCAGCCTTTTGTGGCATCTTTAACAGCCCTAGCAACCCGCTCCACGTCCGTTGTTGGTTTGTTGTTCATCCCCTGCTCCACTCTAATAGTTTATCCATAGCTTGCGCATCATAATCGCCCATGCCAGAGGCCAAGCATTGCTTGCCGGTAGGCTCCCCGATAATTCTCCACGCTTCTATCTCGCCGGTATTTATTCCATGCCCGTTTACAGTTGTTGCTAAACAGGCAATCCAGCCCTGCTCAAACTTCGTCAATTTCTTGGCGGCCATCACTTCCCTCCCAAATATTTGTCGGCAAGGGCGATGCCGGATTCAATGCCATCTATGGCGGCACTGAACGCCAACACATCAGGATGTTCCCAACTGTTTCCCTCAAAACCATTACCGGATTCACTTGCGCGGCTGCGAACATCATAAACGTAGTCGCCCAGCTCTTGTGCCTTCAGGGCCAGCAAAGCATCCCTTAGCTTGGTGACGACATCCTCGGCGTTGGGTGCTGGGGAGGGTGTGCCACAAGCCTGCAACTTGGCATACTTCAATCCGTCGCATTGCCACCGATATTCCTTTGCATCAACACGAGCGATTACATCAACTTGTCCGCCATGCTTTATTATTGCATTCATGTTCCTGAACTGACTTTGTGCTACGGCGCTCATGCAGCTTAACGGTATAAACCAGCCATCTTCCCCCACCTCTGGCTTGGCTGCTAGTGCAGCACGGGCTTGCCTCTGCGCTGTCGTGTAGCCAGCGTACCAGTCGCAGAATATATCGAACACGTTAATGTCAATGTATTCACCTTGATATTGCTCAAACACCGTATCTGAAGCGGGGCCATGAACGCGGCAGTAGTACGCCTCAAACAGCTCACGCTCGGCATCTGGTTTAGTTTCGTTTGCGGTCATTGTTTTTCTCCTTCAAGAAAAAATTCGCCGTCGCTCATGGCGGCTGCTATTTCCAAAACTGCTTGGTCACACCAATCGAAATCGGGATTACCAAAATCAATGCCCATGACGTCAAGGAAATCGCGCAATATAACTTCCGCCTTGTCGTATGTGATGCGAAAAAAGTCTGCAATTTCCTGCGTGAATGCTTTCTTAGGTAAATCATGCTCTGGCTCACACATCACTTCACCTCCGTCTTATCGAAGGGGGCGAGGGAGTCACGAAGGTTATTCCACCCACATGTACACTGGGGGTTATGCTTCGCACCTTTCCAACTAAGATCGCAATCTCGTGTATGCCGCCCATATCCGAGTACAGCCTCCAAAAGCTGTGTGACCTCGGGTGAATGGGTGCGGTATCCGCCACGGTCCATGATCTGACTGAAATGCTCATGACAAAGATAAGCAGTAAGCGGATGACGATATGGTCTAGGGTCATCATGAAAGATGGCCTCTTCGACTTTCTCACCGGCAGGTTTGCCGCACATGCTGCATACTTCGCCGCCACAGCAAACACTGGTAAACAGCTTATTCATGCTCGCCCCCTTTGTGTTGGGCAGCAATGGCAGCGTTCGCTATTGGATCAAGCACTTGGTAGATTATTCTTAGAGCGCTGTAAATATATGCCCGGTCGAGTGTCGTTGCGGGCTGGATTTTTTCTAACACTTCCTTTGCATTCTCTAACGCCTCAACCAGCCCCGCAGTATCGAGTGTGGAGAGGTGAGCGTTTACCGCGGCGTCGACCACAAATTTCTGGTTGGCCGTTAGTTGGTTATAGCTCAGGCTGTAGATGCCATATGCAAACCGCTCCCGCTCCATATCATTTCCCATTGTCATATATTTATACTTTCATAAATATTGTTAGTGTTTTAATTGAATCCATTATAAATATTAAACCCTCATTCAATTAGAATTCGAGTCTGTTCCTTTCAAGATTTTAATATACAGCCCAAAGCAAGGCCAATGATGAAGCCAACACCAAGCAAGAATACTGTGATCATTCGTTGCTGCTGGTTCACCTTTCTGTTCCTTTCAAGGTGAGGGCTGCTAACGCTATATCGCGGCTAGGGTGGTAACTGTATCCGGTCACTGGCCCGGCAGTATAAATTGGCTCGCCCTCGTGCATGCCGGTAATAATATCAGCCATCCTATGTGTTACTAAAGGCCGCTGTTCGGATATTTGCTCCAAAGCCTCTCTCAACCTAGCGTTCTCCGCCTCTAATGCAGTATCGCGCGTGGTGAGGGCAGCTTGCCAGATAACCCATTCATGATTGGTTGAATCAAAAACATAACTATCCCCATAGCGCTTCACTACTCGTGCGCCATAAAGAAGCGTTAAATGCTTCTCAAACTCGGCTCGGCTCTGTTCTAGATCGGTCATATATCCTCCATTTTAGGCAGGTGTCTTTTGAATAGTGCTGTCAACTCTTTAATCAATTCATTGCTAGCGGGAACATCTCTTAAACAAACCTTTTTCCCATTCACTTCTAAAGTGATATCTGCTTCAGGCGTTTTTCCGTAAGCATTAATATTAGCATATTTAAAAATAGCCTTACTCACTCTGCTCTCCCAATAATTGACGATACGCAATTCGCTGCTCCTCGGTCCAAACATCACGCTCTATCTTCTCAACCGCTTTTGGCATCTGGTCGAACAGGTAGCGAATCTCCTCGGGCGTCACGGTTGACATAGCTGCGAGTTTGTTTTCTGATTCTGTTGTCATCTAAGCCTCCTGCCGACGTTCATCACAAATCTGGTCGCCACGGTTCTCAGCACTATAATCTTCACCCTCTGGCGCAATTAACTCACGAAGCTTGTCGCGAATCTCTGAAGCTGGGCGTCCTGCCAGTACCATGGCGAAGATGGTGTAATGCGCTTCCATACCTTCGTTAGCATCATCACAGGCTTCTAGGAATTGACGGTTAAGCAAGCCATGAATGCCACGGCTATGTGAGCCTGAGGTAAGAAATACTTCAGCGCCTTGTTCGATTTCTTCTAGGGAAGGTTTCATTGTGATTCTCCTTTGTTGCTGGCCAACCAATCTTGGCTCGTGAGAGTATGTATAGATGGAATTGAAATAGTGGTCAAGAAGATTTTTCAACTTTCTTTCTTAGGCCACATGAAAGGGATTCCTTCGCGCTGGATTATTTTACCCGTAGCAGGAAATTCATAGTCCCCCTCAGTATAAACTAGCTTTCCATTAGTTTTCCAGACGGCCCCTAAGCATCCATCATCATTAATATAATCCTTTTCTTTTATCTCCAACAAATTCAGGCTGTCGGGATGAATGTAATAAAATCTATCAATGCCAGAGCTTTGAAAGCATGCCGCTCCGTACTCCAAAATATCGTTAGCAGATGTGTATATGTGGCCAGTATAATTATGCCCCACAGAAAACTGAAGCTTCATCCCATAGTGCTTAGCCATCCAAGACGCCGCTAACGGATCATCATAATACCATCTCATCCTCAACCCTCCTCTTCGCCTGTTGCATAATCCTGAACTTCCTCGTCGTTTCCGCAAACTCAATCAGCCACTCATCGGGATTAATGTTGTAAATCTGCACTTCTTCTTCGATATCCAACACCAGCGATTCCATCTCTGCGAAGATTGCAGGTGATGGTATGAACTCGCCTTTGAACGTGTTCTTGACCGTGCGGTAGTCCAGACCTAGAACATCACTCAAGGCTTGGGCTTTGAGGCCAATCTGGGTGGCTAGTTCGGAAAAGCGGGTGGTGGGATCGTTCATAGCAATGGCTCCTGCACCATGGGTGCTTTAGTCTCGATAAAGAGATCTGGTTGATTGTACGCCTCACGGATACGTTTGCATGCTATATCAAAGTATTCAAGCTCGCGCTCAATCCCGATGAACTTGCGACCCATCTTCACGCAGGCAACACCCGTGGTGCCGCTGCCCATGAAGGGATCGATAATCATTTGGGCTGTTTCAGGTAGAAATCCCATAGTCCATTTCATTAATTGAATGGGCTTTTGGGTCGGATGCTCTTTGCCGCCATCAATACCAACCGCCCTATATCTGAAAATACGTGGCGCAAACTTCATGCTAGACCAGCAAAATTCTACTTCTCCAAAATTCAACCCATCAATTTCTTTATCCCAAATAAGATACCCAACTGTAGGGGGCAGTGGCAAATGACAGCCGCCACCAATTGCGACGTTCTTTCGTGGGCAAAAAAGCAGAATCCATGTTCCGTCTCTGGGCGCTGTTTCTATAGGTTGCCACATCTCACTTCTCTAAACTCTTAAGGTTAACATCAATCTGCTTACTAACAGCTTTCAACGCTTCCCCATTCGCAGGGCTTAGCTGCGGGATGAGGGATTGTAGGAGGGCGGTGGAGTCGGTGAGGTTCTGACTGATAGTGGGTGCGGCCTTAAATTCACTATGAGACAAGCTAACTCCGTCTATCGTGTAATACCTTTCGCCGACAGGGATAGTTGGCAACATCACACATTCTCCTTTTTCTCAGTCATCGGCCTATCAACCAGCTCCCACAGATACCGGGAGCGTTGGTAGTTATTCTTAAGCTGCCCGTAGATAGCGCGGGTCTTTGTTTCTGGTGTTTGGGGGAGGGTGAGGATCATGGTTATTCCCCTTTCACCGTAGATTCGTAAGCATCCCAAGCTTTTTGCAATTCTGCATCGCTGCCGAACTCCATCATGTTCCGTCCTATGTCTGCTTTGCTCATCCACAACCAGAATGTTTCGCCATCCTCAGTTACTTCAACGCGGCACGCTTCTACGCCACGCGCTTTGCGGTGCGGGTTAAGCTCTATAAATTTAAATGCGATTGATGTTTTAGTCATCTCATTCTCCATCGTTATTGGCAACCCTTCGTTGCTCGTGAAGATAGTTATAATTGAAAGTGTGAGTTGATGCAAGAACTATTTTACTTTTTTTATTACAGTAAAAACCATCTCTTCATTTCCTAGAAAATTGAATTCTTTTTTATCTGCAAAATCTCTGTAAGCAATATCTTTGAGACGGTCCATATTAATGCCATAGCCCCTTTCAAGAACCCGGCAGAAAGCATGGTCCGTAAGCATGTGGCTTCTTGTTGGCATCTTTGGGAGATTGAACTTTTTCTTCAAAAGATATATGGCCAGTTGGGCTACTGGCTTTTTATCGTTCGGTAACTCATTTACAAGGTCGTTGAGCTTGCCCCTTACTCTCGCAGCATGACTGGGTGTTTTGACAAAATCCATCATCATCTCAAGAGCGGGCTTGCATACCATTACCTCTGGTGAATAAAGCGAACTCATACTCTCAATCCTTTCAAATTATCTTGTGTAAAATCCCAATTACCACCCTTAGCTGCACGATACACCTTCTCATTACTCTTGCCCAAAGCATGCCGGTCGATAATGTCCTGTACCTGCTTTCTGGTCTTTCCAAGCCTCTGAGCTATCTCCAACCTGCTCAGGCCCTCTACGTTCAGCAGATGGTCAATCTCATCCACGTAAGCAGGATAAGCGTGGGTGTGGCGGGGGATGGGCATTATTTATTAACCTCGCTCATTGGAATGGTTTTTTCTTTACCGCTAGCAATGTTCTTTCTTGCCTTTTTAACAGCTGCAGCGTCACTTGAATCTTCTAGATCGCCACTTAAAGACATGGCCTTCTGGTAAATCCAACCGAACCATTCGCTGTTAAACTTAATGCTGGCTTTGCAGGCAAGATTGCCAATCCAATAAAATATATCCGACAAGAATAATCTCATCTCACTTCTCCTAGTTGGTTATATCGTTTAACGTCTTCCACTCACTCTTCGCCAATCGGTAATACACATGCTTACCCTCACGGCGTTTCTTCAGGATACCACCATCCAGTAGTAGCTTTAGCTGTTGGGATAGGGTGGGTTGGGAGATGTTGGATTCAATGCTACCACCTATCATTGTGGCGCATAGTTCATCATCGAACCAAAGCAACAATTTCACAATCCCCAACCGTACCGGCGTTCCGAGTAGCTTGTAGCGTTTTGCTTGTTTTGTGAGGTTCATTTGATACCTACCAGAGCGTTGAGATCGGCAGTTAATGTAGCAGGCACTCCCGATGTTTCATTAATTGGCTTGAATTTCTCATAAAACTTCTTGCCTTCTGGCCAAGCCTTCTCAAGTCCCTTATAGGTGCTAACACTATAAAGAAGTGACCGTGCTTGCGACCGAATCTGATTGTGCTTTACCTTCAAAGCCTCAGTATCAGCATGCCAAGCCAGATATTCATCACGCAAAGTGTCATCAGATATATCACCTAGCCGCTGGCAATAGTCGTTAGCGGTAGATTTAACTGGCAATGGTGGTGAAACAGCAACCTTAATGTTCATGCCATTAAGATTGAAGCGCAAGCACCCATCCATGCGAATCCAACCCTTATCAAGAGCAGCAGCCTTGTCGCGCTCTGCTTTGGAATAAACATGCTTCCATAACTTAACGCCAATTTGGTTCTCTCGCTTATTAAGCTTTTCTTTTTCCTTGGCGCAAGTATCCACGGCCATAGCGCCAATTATTTTATCTCTGATTTCATTAGTTAGTCTCATCACATCCTCCTAAAAAGAGGGATGAGTTGCCCCATCCCCCAAGTGGTTCTCGCACAGTAAATTATTCAATTCCGTAAACAGATTTCGTTCCTGAGACAAAGCTCTCAAGATTTTGAGCAATACGAGCAATAACTTCGTCGTTACCACCTCGACCCTTAAGAGCAACTATGGCTTCTAAAGTTTTTTCAATAAATAGAAGGCAGCCGATAGCCGTCTCCTTCACCATTTCATTGTCTTCCATCTTGCCACTCCCTCGCTAGTTTTTCTGCCCATTCACGACCTTCATCAATGCGAAGGTGGAAAGCTGGATAACGTGCGTCGATCATATCGGCCACCATCATGTCATGCTCTCCACCAGTACGCATCTTGGTGATCATCGGTTCAAAGTTCTGGTACAGGCAGATTAGCTCTGCATGTCCTTGTGCCTCTTCAAATGCCGCCATGACCATTTTCAGCCACTCCTTGCGAAGTGTTGCATTTTTGAAGCATTCTGTTTGAACCTCGTATTCCATATATAGTTAAAATGGAATAGAGTCGTTTAGCTCAACATCATTGCCGTGAACATCTGTCTTGGCTGCTGGCGTATCGCCGTTCATATAAGCTTTATACTCCGGCGAAGCGTTGATCTTGTCGATAATGAAGTTCGGTAAGTCCATGATAGCCACCATATCCGGCTTACGCAGGTCGAACATAACGGGCTTAGCTTGCAGCTCAGGCACTTTCTCGTTTGCCTTGAGAGCGGAAACGCCAGTCACCTTAGCATTGCCACCAGACGTGACGCCAATGTTCAGGTTACAGCCCTTGCCAAGTAATTGGCCAAGATTGAACTTTTTAGGGTTTTGCTCTTTCGTCCACGCTTTATAGTCTTTAGCAAGAGTTGCCTTCTCGTTGAAGGAAAGCGTATAGGTCTTAATGATGGTGAGTGGGCGGTTATCGTCGGTCAACTCCTCAGGAAGTTCCCAACCGATAATGACTTGGTGCACTTCTTTCTCGTCACCTTCATAGCTGGTTTTCTGGGTGCCAATATCTGCAATCATGTAGCAGATTCCCGTATGCGTTCCTACGCTAGCTTGTTTGTACTTTTTAGTTTCTGAAGCTTCATATTCCATATTGATAGTCCTTGTTGCTTTATGAGGTTTAAGTTCTGTATCGTTGACAACACCCGTTGTCTTGCGTAAGATAGATAAGAACAGAACTACTGTCAACGACAAAATGAGGGCATGTGAAAAAGGCTGATCGGACATTTTACAATGCTACACAAGCTGCTGAATATATGGGTGTGACCCGGCAACGCTTTTACGTGATTAAAGAGAAGTACCGTATTAGGAAGTGCGAAAAAGGCTACCCAGCCTTAGAGTTAGCCAAAGTGCGTCACCTGATGGATAAATGGTTGCGTGCACATGGCAAGTAAACTATCGCACAAGCGCGGCAATCTAGAGGCCAAGCTTCAGGTGGCTTTCATTAACTGGATGGAGTATGCGCTACCGAACGTGACCGTTTGGCATACCTACAACGAAAATTCCAAGAACGAGATTCAAGGCAAGATCAAAAAAGATAGAGGCGTTCTTGCCGGTGTGCATGATAATTGCCTGATTTGGGCGGGCAGGAATTTTGCCACTATTGAATTAAAAAGTCCAGAAAAAGCACCAAGCCAGAATAAATATTCTCCCACGCAGCAGGATTTCGCTATTGCGATGAGTAACGCTGGCTTTCGTCATGCATGTTGCCAGAACGGTCAACAGATCGAAGCTGCTATACGTTCATTTGGGTTGGTGCCGCTTTACCGTTTCCCTGTTTCTCTTGCCTCCAGTGGCAAACAAATGCTGCAACAGGTGGCGCAGCATGAAATGTATCGTCGGGACTAGATAAGCCTTTTGCCAATAGCGCCGTTGTAAAGCGCTTCGTCAAATTGTAGAATCTCCTCGCCTTCTGGAATATCCTCCCGCTTCAGCCAGAGGCTGTTGCCTTGTTTGACTACGGCACCGCACTCGCCGCATTGCGAGCAGAGATGTTTTGTTCCGTTTCTAAAAGTGCGTTCGGCGTAAAACTGGGTTCCTTCGTGATTACATTGTGTCATTGTAAGAATCCTCTGCGGGTTGTGGGACGTGATCGGCGGGTGCATACCATCTGCGTTGCGGGTGAGAAGCTGGGTGGGGGCGGTAGTCTTTTCTTACTTCCCATTTACGGTGCCTTAGATAAGCGCCAATGCGGTTCGATTCGCGCCTGCTCCAGCGATCCTTGGGAATGTCAAGCGTTGTCATTAGCTCATCAACCGTGATAGCATCTGATTCACGCATTTTCTTGTCAAGCAACGGTGCCCATGGCTCTTCCTCAAATCGCAAGGCCTGCTCACCCACGGCGAGTTTAAGAACTTCTGGATCATCAATCCAGTTTCCCTCACCTGATTTCCACGCAAGGAATGCCTCGGCCCATAATTGGGGCGTAATCTTTCCGAGCTGCTCGATGTCAATCATGCTGTTGACGAGAACAGGCCAGAACCTGCGCGCGCCTGTAGGGTCTTTTAGGTAGCCGTTGCCTCCGGGATTCACTGTGCCAGCGAACACGCAGCGGCGAGGCCTTGTTACCAATGTGCGGCCATAGGGTGGGCGGTAACGATCTTCCCTACGTGTTACGAATTTCTTGATATGGTCTGTATCGGCTTTATTAAGCGTATCCATCTCGGCAAATTCGATAATCGAAACGCCCTGAATTTGAATCAATGCATCCTTGTTACCAATGTCATCCACCTGATCCGTGAAATACGATGCTTGGCCAAACTGGGCTAATAGTTTGAGAGCCGTTGATTTACGGTGGCCCTGATCACCCTCAAGAATCAGCATGGAATCCATTTGGCAACCCGGTTGCATGATACGTTGTACCGCGCCAATCAGGAATTTTCTCCCAACTGTTTGGGTGTAGGCATTCTCATCGACATTGCAATAATCAGAAAGCCAGTGGCCTATGCGTTCAACGCCATCCCATTGCAATGATTCAAGCCATGTTCTTGGCGGGTCTACTTCGTGCATTTTTGCAACACTCAGCATAATGTCATGGGCGTCGTTCGGTCTGATTGACAGGCCCAAGCCTTGCGGGGTTTCAAACCATGCGGTTGCTGCGGTTGAGTCGTCATCACGGATGGCGCGTGGTTTCCAAGGCTCTATGTTAGACCATGGCGGGCATTTGTTTAGAATAACCTCATCGGCAAAAACATCGTAAATCAGGACATCCCGCATTAGCGGGTGTTTCTGCATGACAAGAAGGCCGTTATGGAAGCTTTTCTTAATCAGCCTTGGGTCATCAGCTTTGCCGCCGTACAATAACCCGGCCATCCATGTTCCATCTTCCGCTTCTTCACTACCCACTAATCTTAGACTGGGACGGATAATATATTCGACTTCAGGTTGGGACGTAGCGGGAACCGTCTTGGCATTGGCTAGGCCTGTAGTCACGGCGCTGCTAATAGTCGCCATGCATGAATCCATTCCGTCATCCGCGACCAGCCCGTTTGATTTAGCGCCCGCCACAGCTAGGGATTCCACCATTTGAGTGGTTAGCCCTCCTTGGCCTATGTAGTTGGCCATCGCTACCGTGCTTTTAAATAGCTGGTGATTGCGCGAGCCTTGGGTGGTCGTTGCTAAAATCCTGTATTCCTCGTCCACTACCTTTTTCACATAAGAACTTGAAGAGGCAGACTCTGGACGCTTTACTGCTTCGGGGGCGGCTCGTTTCCTTTCTTTTTTCACTACCAGCTCAAGAAGCCAGTCGGGAGCGAAGGCGAATGGCGTTGTAGATGGTTTAAGCTCTTTATGCCACATATAAACACCGCCCTCAGGGTGTGCAGATGGTGGGGCGATGACGTAGCCACCATTCCCGCGCACATCTACATGCGGGGCTAGTTGGCTAGCTGAATTGTTGATTTCAACGCCTTCTGGCATCTTGAAATAGATATGCCGCCCTTTCTTGGTTGCGACCTCTGGCGTTGCAGGTAGGGCTGGATGTGTGGCAAGCCATGCCTCGGCCTCTTCCCCGTCAAGATCAAGTACCCATATTCCCGACACTTCACCTGTAGCAATACCGATATTGGCGTTCGGCCATTTTACTTCCCACTCCGTTACCATGTCGTAACTGGTAGTGGCCTCCCTGCAACCGTTCTTAGTTCGTGGGGTCTTGGCCATTTCCTTGCACGGGAATACGCTTAGACCATGCTCGACATACCGGAAAGCAAAGTCCTTGAAGATTGATGTGCTCATAGTGCCTCCTCAGTATCAAGCTTTACTAGCGCCACCATAGCGCGGATCGGAATGTCACTTGGGCGCTGCTCCCAGCGTATAATCGTTCGCCTTGTGACATTTAGCATTTGTCCAAACTTCTCTTGGCTCAGGCCTAATGCG